AAGTTTCCGATGGCGGTGGCCTTACCGTTCTTACAAAAACAGAAAACATTGTTTCTCAAAAAATAGTGGATTATTTGACCACAAACGTTATGGAACGAGTAATGAACCCAAGCTATGGCGCTAACACTTCAAAACTTTTGTTTGATAACTATGACTCTCTTGTATTTAGTGAATATAGAAACGAAGCACTGAATGGTCTTAAACAAAATGTTTCTGGGGCACAAATTCTTGATTTGAAATTAGTTGAAATAAAAAATGACACATTATCTCAATACGCAGAAAACACCGTAATGGTGGAAGTAACTTTCAGTTTGCCAGCGTTTGGTGTTCGTACGGCTGTTGTTGAGATAGTAAACCCCGACGAGTTAGGTGAAGGATCAATCCTATGACTTTAAGTTTTGACTACACAAACCGCGATTTTGCATCGATCAAGGACGCACTGCTAGAACGTGCGACGTTAATTTTTCCAGAGTGGACAAGTCGGGATCAATCTGATTTTGGCATGCTGCTTGTCGACCTGTGGGCTTACATGGGAGATGTTCTGCACTATTACGTTGATAGGGCTTCAAGGGAAGCATTCCTAGAAACAGCAACGCAACGAGACTCGTTGTTGTCTATTGCAAAACTTCTTGACTACATTCCAATTGGGCGTACCGCTGCGGTGTCGTCTATCAAATTAGATGCAACGTTGTCAGAGGCAACTGATGCTTCTCCAATCCTTATCCCGGCAGGTACCCGTTTCTTGGCAACCCCACTGGTTGAGGGTGCTGAAAAAGTGGTGTTTACCCTTGATCGCGATACTGCTTTTAATGTCTCTGGAACACCTGTAACTGGATACGACACATATCAAAAATCGTCTTTGATTACGGTTCCTGTTATAGAAGGAGAAATCTTTTCGGAATCATTTACAAGTAACGGATTGGCTACTCAAAAATTTACTCTTAATAAAACAGGCATTGTTCACAGTTCTATTCGCGTTGACGTGTTTGAGGGCGCAGGCGGAAACGCTATACGTTACGGAAATGTTGAACGGTTGGTTGAGTACTCAAGCACGTCACTTGTGTACTCTGTTGATCTAAACGCAAATGATTCATCTACCTTGAATTTTGGTAACGGTGTCCATGGAAAAGTGCCAACTAATAACGCGTTGATTAGTATTGTTTATCGACGAAGCCGCGGCTCGGCTGGAAACGTTGGTCCAAATGCAATTAAAGAATTTGAATCACTCACCAATAACTTTGGCCCGTCATATGACGGTATTGTCATTACTCCAAACACCTCTCGAGCATTTGGTGGATCTGATTCAGAAAGTGCCGCATCGCTTAAAAATAACATTCCGGCTGCTTTCCGTTCTCAGGACAGGGCTGTATCTTTGCAGGATTACATTGACCTAGTTCTTCGTGTTCCAGGAATTGTAAAAGCTACCGCCAAGGTAAACGTTGGTAAAACGGCTAAACGTGGTGTTGTTACAAACAAGGTTTTATCTGCAAGCGTTGCTACGTTAACTACTAGCTCCGCACATGACCTTTCGGTTGGTGACACCATCGCAATCTTTGGTGTTGGTGAACCATTTGATGGAACTTTTGTAGTTAAAACCGGATCTTCTGGATCATCGCTTCTTTATGATGTTGCATCGGCAAACGTTTCTTCAGCAAGTGTTGCAGCTGGGACATACATGAATGCCCAAGTTGAAATTCTTGCACTTACACCACAAGATATTTACGATGGAACTCTTGCTGAGGGGGCAACCACAAGCCCCTTACTGTTGAGCAGTTCATACCGTGACTCAATTTATGAGTATCTACGCCCAAGGGAAATGATTGGCGTTAACTCCGTAGTTCTCCCATCTATAAGCCTACAAAACGTAAAAGTTGAATGTGACGTTGCCATACTACCGGCGTACATCCAGGAAAAAGTAGTTGACGATGTTCGACTGGCAATAAAAGATCTATTTACTTTTGATGCCGTTACGTTTAGTCAAAAAATTACCCTTGGTGAACTCTACCGAATAATTATGAATGTTTCTGGAGTTGACTATGTAAACATTACAAAGTTCACCACGGCAACTTCTGGTATTGACACAATTAGTTCTTCTCCAAGTGTCTACGGAGTCCAGGCTGAAAACACCAAACTGCTTCTGCTTACCAACGTAATGATAAACGGTAGCGGAGGGATTACTGAAGCGTAATGGCTGTCGTATCTTTTCGAGTCAGGAGAGCTGACCTTGTAGCAAGCCCGGATGCAAATGCATTCGGTTCTTACCTAAGAGCAGACGATACAACAGCGCCATCCGGATTTACTCGCGTTGACTCGGACTCGGCTCTTAGGGCCGATGGTTTTCTTATTCCAGTTGCGGAACTCGATCTTGAAGCTTTTATTATCGCTCAATCAGTTGACCATAATCGTGTTCGTTTATCTTGGTCACCTTTAAATATCGTCGACCCAGAAACAAATGCATCTGGCGTTACAAACATTCAAGGAATTGTTTTGGTGTATTCACCTACTGGGTCTCCTGAAACGGTTGCTGATGGGAAAATCATTAAAACTCAAAAGCATTTTGATAACACATACGCAGTTGATCACGTGGGTGTCGAATCGGGTAAATGGGCTTACTATTCTCTTTTCCTACATTGGAATCAAAACGGGACAGGCCCTAGTGGCGTTAGTTGGTACGAGCGAGTTGCCACAATACAAGAACTCGTTCCATTTGACTATAACTCAATTGACTCTTTGTGGAGTCGAATTCCCTATTATCAACAACAATCTGATATTTATGGGCAAGCTGACGATCCTGAAAACTTAGGCCACGGTTTGTTGTATCGCTTTTTGTACATCTTTGGTTTTGAAATGGACAAAGAACGAACACTTATTGACTCTGTTATTAACCAATACGACCCTGACAAATGTGAATCAAATTCAATTAACTACCTTGCAAAACAAATGGGTTTGGAATCTGGGGTTGACGAACTTGGTGTTTCTAAAATAAGACAAGTACTTAAAGACATTGGTTACTACCGGCAGAGAAAAGGTACACTACAGGCAGCGATTGCTTATTTGACAGCACTTAGCGGATGTGCAGTTGATGTTGTTGAATCAAACTCAACACCTCGATTTAAGTTTCGCGTGTACGCGGAAAAAGCAAACTTGATACCTGATTCATTATTTGTCATCACGTCCGCAACTAAAAAATGGGAATTTGCTTCTCAGAACGCATCAGTTTCGTATACCACTGCTAGTGGTGGTCTTCTTGTAACAAATACAGGGTCATCGTCTGCTCAATTTTCCGTGCAATCACTACTGGGTGTTCCAGTTGATAACACAGTTAATTACTGGATGTCATTAAACATGACAGCAAGTGCCGGTCAGTTTTGGGGATCTCAGTGGGTTAGTTCATCAGCAACATTTTCTGATTGGTCAACAACAAAACTTAATGATCGAATTATTCCAGCGGCGTTGTCTCCAGAAAACCGTGCTGTCATGTTAATGCCAGAAACCACCTCTGCATCATCGGCATACCCGGTTGGTATTTTTGGAATCGATGCTGGGGCAACCATGTTAGTTACTAAATGGATGGTTGAGCCAAGGACCTACGGAATTTTCTTTAATGGTGCATCTGACTTCGGTGGATTTATGTATCAAAACACTTTTTCAGATCACCAGTGGTCTGGAAGCAATTACGCATCATATTCCACATACACAACAAATCGTAAAAAAACCATTGATGCAATCGAACGCGTGTTGCCAAAACTTCTTCCTGTCACTATGCTGATTGACACATCAATTGATTACGACATAGTCTACGATTGGATCCCAAACAAAACGTAAAGGAATAACATGGAATACATACTTGGAGCACTAGCCGTTTACAAACTCCTACAAGTGGTGGACTTACTTCTGCCCAGGGAGCCCATGACTTGGGTTAAGGTGGTCGCTGGAATAGTTGCCTCATATGCAATCTCGTTTTTGGTTGACATTGAGAACATGATTCTTGGCGGCCTTGTCATCTCCACACTTGCTGGTGCATGCCACGCCATCCTTCGATGTCTAACCTTGATGGGTGACATGGCCTTTCGTAAATCACTTAAATAGGAGAACAACATGGAACAAGAACGCATTTGCTTAATTGCCGGTAAGGGTACAGCAGGAGAAACGGTAATCCAGGCTGGACTAAATGACTTGAGAGATAATTCCCACATTGTCTATCTTTGGGATGGTAAGGCTTCCGATGGTCAGGCACATGTGCTTGATTGGTTGATTACGTTTAAAGAGGGCCAGTTCACGGTTATCCACGACGGAACCACCAAGGTCCATCCAGTAGTCAAGGAGGCGGCTGGAGAAATACTCAAAGTTGATCATTTGATGGCTGATTTTTTTAACTTGTATCCAAAGTACACAACCCTGGTTTTGTGGGATGACGTTGATGGTGTCCCAACGGCTCTCACAACTGAGATTTGCATGTCATCACTTAGCCGTGGTATGCAGACAGTTGACCTCTGCAATGGGTTGGTTCCGTTGTACCTAGACCAGCCAGAGACTGGCTTGGCACCAGAGGCCTCTGGGAAGCCCCAGGATGCGACAAAAACTGCTACCCCTAGGGAGACAGCCCCCCAAGCTAAACCGCCTCTTAAAACGCTTCCTAATGCGTCTGACATGGTGTTTGTACTGGCATACGTAAACGACCACGGGGTACTTGAGTCATTCACTGGTTCAAGAGATCAAATCGTTAGGTTTGTCAACGCTTTGTCCTAACCATCTGTGGGGGGGGCCGGGGTCAAGAAGGAAGGAAAACCCCCCGGCCACAAACCCCCACAGGACCGCAGTTGTATTCCCGAAGGCCAGCTGCGGATTCAGGTGTATAACTTACCCTTGGGATACATAATAGCACCACAAAAGAAAGGAAGCAACCATGGCAGGAAGCAAGTTTGGAGGACCGTTTATACCAGTCCCAAAGTGGGTAATGAACTACATCAAGGGCGATTCTGTATCGCTCCACGTGCTGGTTACAGCCCTAGAGTATTTAAACAACGAAACGCAAGAACTAACCACCTCGTATGAGCATCTGGCAGAAAAGACTGGGTATAGCCGACGCACAGTCATTAGGGCAATGGCAAGACTTCACGAAGTTGGGGTGATTGAGCTCAACCACCGACACGGCAAAGGTGGTCGGCAGTTGACCAACAAGTACATGATCGACTTCAACAATCCAATGGCTCGAATTAGGGGTGTCGCGTCAGACACCCTCCCCGAGAGCAGTGTCACACCTGACACCCCCCCAGTGCCACGCCAGACACCCCTTGGGGGTGTCACTGGTGACACCCAATCAAGAAAGACTAATCTAAACCAAGACAAGACCCGGGGGCGGAGGTCTAATGGTGTACTAGATTTGTTTAACACTGATCCCAAGTGGAGACAGCAACTTAAGCCAGATCCCAAAACGGAGGAATGATATGTACCCAACCGCCTGTGTTTTGTGTGAAGCCAAAATTGAGGAAAATGATTTTTCTTGGTACCCCGAAGATGGCGACGGTCCGATCTGCGAAAGTTGTTACAGCGCCGACCTAGACAACTGCGAAACAATTTTTATTGTTGACGGTGAAGAGGTCTCAACGTATTACATTGCTAACTTTGTTCAATTGGATGAGTACGGCGATTCTCCGATTATGTGGCGAAAAAAACCTCTCAAAGTAAGAGCACAGTGGGTTTCTACCAGCATGTGGCGCGGGTACATGGACATCACACTTCCTGGATGGACGTGCGTAGTAGACGGGTGGACAACCGGTGGATACGACGATGAAATTGGTAGACGCAAGAATGTGTTTAATCAATGGGCCACCGATCTACTTGAACATCGAGTGCAGTACTCAACACCCATTGCGTTGGTAAATGCACACACTAGTAATCTTTTTTCAATGGCAATATCGATCATGGTTCAAGATGAGGACGTGGAAACATTTAAAGAAGAGCTTGCAGAAATGCATGAAGCACTCCATGAATCGTTGACATGATTTCTGATTCATGGGGTAAGGCGCTAGGTGAAGACGATGAAGAAAAAGTTGTTGTTCAACCAAAAAAGAAAACGTCTTTAAAGTCACTTGTTTATTATTTTAAAGACACCGTAATTCCAACAACGATGACGTTGTCAGCTCCAGTAAACGGCGTGGCTTTAATGAAGGCATTTAAGAATTTACGACAACGTGGAATATCCAACGATGAAATTGTTTTGATGATTGATCAGTTTGCACACGACATCAAACAGGCTCCCCTACCAACCGCTATTCCGGCGTGGCGGGGCTTTGTTTCTCGATTAGATTCTTTGTATGAAAAAATAAAAATTGGATCGAATACCTACACCTACGAGTCGTATACTGTTGACAAGCGCTTCAAAAAAGGAAATAAAAATGGCTGAGCTTAAGAGTCAAAAATACTGGAGAAAGAGACCCCTAGAGGAACGACTCCATAACACAAAGATCCCTAAAAAATATCTGGCCGCAACCCTTGATAACTATGATGAAGAACACGGAAGTCAAGATGTTGTTTTATACGCACGGCACTGGGTAAACAACGTTGAACAGAACCTAAACGAAGGCACTGGGTTGTATTTGTTTGGCGGAACCGGAAGTGGTAAAACCCACATTGCTACGTCTATTTTGAAACGAGCAGTTGCCACAACAGAAACATGTGGGTATTTCATTACAGCAGAACAATATCTTGATGTTTCCTATTCGGCCTTAGATGACGAACGATACGACGATGAATCATCTGATGCAGATACGGTTCATTACATTGACAATGTTTACGATCTGCTGGTTCTTGATGGGTTAGGTACTGAACGAAGGCAAACAGAATTTGCAAAGAAGTCGCTTACATCTATGTTAAGTAAACGATATGAGAATCAGTTACCAACAATCATCACAACAGACATCCCCATGAAAAAGCTTGCTCAAATTTATGGGAACAGACTTTCGTCAATTATCACCGACTGTTGTTTGTTCATTCCATTTCTTGGTGGCGATTACCGACTATGGAGAGCCAGTGGAGAGGGGTGACATTTCCGCATACGCCCCACCGGGACTCGCCGTACTTTTTGAAGGGGTACTGGCCTCACCACCCGATACACTAGGTAAGGTCATTGCGAACATCCGCCTACGAGCTAACGATTATGATGCATACCTCACCTATTGGAAAGCACATGAGATTCCATTAAAACACGTAATTGACACCATTAATCGAAAACAAATTGGCGTAGTTGTATACACACTTCTTCCGGTTGAAGTTGCCGAAGCAATTGACCGGTGGTTGATTAAGCGCAACATCTCTACTACTGTGGTCCCCTACGCTGACATAGATGATTTGACAGAGACCTCAAAGTTTTTTCCAGAAATTAAAACCATCTACGTCGCAGACCAAGAATACGCAAGAAGGATTGGCATGAAGGCAACTGTAGTTACTCCTGAAACAAGTTGGAACTTGTAATGGCTAGTGCAGAACACCTTCTTATCAGCAAGGTCATTCAAGACCAGAACATCACCCATCCACTGAAGCTTGGTGTCAAGAACATTCACTTCACTCAAACATGGGGACAGGTTTGGGAATGGGTTCTGATCTACTGGAGAGAACACAACTCGGTTCCAACTGCTCGAGCAGTCAAGCAACAGTTTGGCGACATTACGCTTGTTGACGCTTCTAAAGAGCCGTTTAGTGGGTTGATTGAAGAGGTTTACAAAGCGTATAAACACAGGAGTTTGCTAGAAGCAGTCGCAGAAGCAATGCCAGCGCTGGAACAAAGCGCCGTTGATGCGGCCCTAACCCTGCTGACTAGAGGCGTAAACAAAGCCACTACTGACACCACCAGGCTTCGAGATGTAAACCTTATTGAGACATGGGAACAACGTGTTGAGAAATACATTGAGTTGCAAAAAACACCCAACGGACTTCGTGGAATTCCCACCGGGCTACTTGGTCTTGACCGCATTACCTCTGGACTCCGACCACAGCAGTTGATTACCTTTGTTGGTGAAGCAAAGCGTGGTAAATCGCTTATGACGCTGTACATGGCAAACGCCGCCCACCTACACGGTAAGACACCACTGTTTGTTTCCTTTGAAATGTCAGCAGATGAACAAGCTGCTCGATACGACGCAATTGTTGCTGGTGTTCCCTACAGCAACATCTTGCGTGGATCTATGAGCGAACAGGAACTTGAAAAGGTTTCAAATACGTTACGCATGCGCAAGAACATGCACCCATTCATCATCACTGAAGACACGTCTTCTCTTACAACAGTCGGTGCACTGGCCGCAAAAATTAAAGAATACAAACCGGACATTTTGTTTGTTGACGGTGTGTATTTGATGGATGACGAAAACGGAGAGCCAAAGGGTTCTCCACAAGCCCTGACCAACATCACTCGTGCATTAAAGCGTGTGGCACAGAATGAAGACATCCCCATTGTCGGAACCACCCAGGTTCTGTCATGGAAACTAAATAACAGAAAATCTAGAAAGATTACGTCTGATGCAATCGGTTACACGTCTTCGTTTGCCCAAGACTCAGACCTAGTGCTTGGTGTTGAAGCCGACCCAGATATTGAAGATCAAGCCATTATTCGCGTAGTACTTGCTCGCTCGGCTCCTCTTGGGGAAATCAAGATTAACTGGGATTGGGCAAATATGAATTTCACCGAAGTAGGAGACGATACCGATGATGACAATGACACCGACAACTGGTACTACTGATCTTGCTGACGTTCTGCGTCGATTAGGCGTTGACGTTATTAGGGCAGGAGAAAAAGAAATATCTGCTCGATGCCCAGTCCACTTTAAGCGCACTGGCAAGGAGGATAAGTCTCCGTCGTGGTCGATGAACGGCAATACCGGCTTGTGGATTTGTTACTCATGTGGAGCACGGGGAACTCTTTCACAACTTGTTTCTGAAATCACCGGGGAAACAGACTCCATCGTTGCGATTCATAAGTTTTTGATTACTAACAGTCTTAATCGGATATCAACTCCAAAGGTAGAAGAGAAAGCTGTACCCATTGATTGGTTTACGTTTAGCAAGTTTTCCGTACCATCAGATGCTCGACTACAGGAAAAGAACCTTGATAGGGAAGCAGTGCGTCGTTACGGTATCCGGTGGGACACATCAACACAGTCATGGATCATTCCAATTGTTGCACCCACAGGAGAATTAATGGGTTGGCAATCTAAATCAAAGTCTCGAGTCCTTAACTATCCCACCGGCGTTTCTAAATCAAAAACTCTGTTTGGTCTTGACTCCATCAACTCAGGTACTTGTGTGTTGGTTGAGTCCCCTCTTGATGTGGTCAGGCTAAGCACAGTTATGGATGGGGTCTGTGGTCTTGCATCCTTTGGCGCACATATCAGCAAAAGCCAAATTGCCCTGCTTTCACTATATGTAAACAAGTTAGTTGTGGCCCTAGACAATGACGAAGCTGGCATTAACGCGGCAAAGAAATTAAAGCTTTCTCTCCCATCCTTTAAAAACCCTGTTACATGGTTAAGGTATCGTCATACGTCTGTTAAGGATCTTGGTGACATGACGGACTCTGAGATCTACGAAGCAGTTACCGGTGCGTCAGTACTACCATGGTGGATCCCCAGTGTTTAACGGAAAACTTTACCCATTCCAACAAGAGGCTGTCGACGCGATGGTCGAACGTGGGCAAATGCTTCTTGCCCTCGTCATGGGTGCTGGTAAGACGGTTACAACGCTGGCAGCCCTAGAACACCTACATGAGGGCAAAGAGATACAAAAAGCTCTCATTGTTGTCCCGGCAGCACTCAAGTATCAATGGCAACGAGAAATACAAAAATTTACAGATGCCCATTCAACCGTTATTGATGGGGCTCAGTCAGCACGTATTGACCAATGGCGTAAATCAATTGGGTCTCGATATGTCATTGTCAACCCAGAGTCTTTAAAACGAGATCTTTCGTATTATTCAGAACACCGCTTTGACGCAATGGTTATTGACGAAGCGACAATGATTAAAACCCCCAGGTCCCAACGTTCGCGTATTCTAAAAAAGATTGGCAAGACCTACCACTATCGGTTCGCCCTTACTGGCCAACCCATTGAAAATCGTCCAGAGGAATTGTTTTCCATTATGCAATTTGTTGATCCAAAACTATTAGGTGATTTTAAAACATTTGACCGGACATTTATTGTTAGAGACAAAATGTTTGGTAAGCCATTGCGTTACAGAAATCTTGACGTATTGAGTGAAACGTTAAAGACGACAATGATTCGTAAACGACGTGAAGACATTGCAGATCAGTTGCCCAAGATCATTCATTCAGTCATCCCAGTTCCTTTTGATAAAGACGGGGCAAAGGCATACAGAATTATTGCCAAGGAACTACTTAACTCCATTCAAAAAGCCATTACATCATTTGGGCGTGGCTTTGACCTATGGACTCACTATTTTGGTCGACAAGACAAAACTGATCAGGGACGAATCATGTCACAAATTACCGCGCTACGTATGTTTTGCGACAACCCAGATTTAGTTCAGTTGTCAGCCCACCTGTACGGAACCACTAACAATCAAGGTAGCGAATATGCTTATGAGCTCGTTAGTCGCGGTGTAATTGCTACACGAATGAAATCACCTAAACTCGAGGTGCTTATTGAATACCTTGAAACTGTTCTTGCTGAAGATTCAAAGAACAAAGTTGTATTGTTTTCGTTTTATACCTACAACTTGAAACTTATTCAAAAAGCAACAGCACATTTAACTAAAAGCGTTATTTTTGACGGAACAATGAATAACGCCCAACGAGATACAGCAAAACAATTGTTCACCAATGACGAGTCTGTACGTTTGTTCCTATCCTCAGATGCCGGTGGCTATGGGTTGGATTTGCCCATTGCTAACTACCTAATTTCCTATGACCTGCCATGGAGCGCCGGTAAACTAGATCAGCGGGAATCTCGAATCATCAGGTTGTCATCCGAACACACCCACGTTAATATCGTGGCGTTGGTCATGGAAGGAAGCGTCGAAGAGCGTCAGTATGAAATGCTTCAAGAGAAGCGCAACATCAACAAAGCGTTCATTGACGGTGGATATGATTACAACAACAGTTATCAATTAACACTTGGAACACTCAGCGATTTTCTCAAAACAAGCGAGGTATAAAATGGCAGAAGTAGATAACGACTACATCAAGGGCCTTGTACGTGAGTACAAGAAAGCCAAAGAGATGATTGACGCTCTTGAAAAGCGCAACGCTGAGATGAAGACCAAACTGACAGACGCTCTTGTTGCCAATGGGTCCCCTGATAGTAACGGCCACCTATGGTTGACTCTTGATGACGTTGAGATCAAACGCGAGCGCCGCGTTAGTAAAGTATTTAATTCCGCTGCCGCTGAAGCATGGGCAAAACAAAACGGTCATTGGGATGTAGTAAAAGAAGTAGTCGAAGTACTAAACGAGGATAAGATCCTTGGGTTAGCGTGGCAAAATCCCGAATTGCAGGAACAGGTTAAATCCTTTTACATGGAGAAAGAGTCTTGGGCACTGAAAGTATAGATAACATTTTTGGGGATCTTCCCAACTATCCCGGTTCCAAAAAGCCAAAGAATAGAAAAGAGTACGAAACTCTGGGAGACCCCTCTGCTAACGTAAAACCAACGTTTTACACCATGAACGGTGTGCGTATAGAGTTCTACACCGTAGGGCAACTGGCAAAGCTTTTGGGCCGACGACCAGTTACCGTGCGGGCGTGGGAAAGCCGGGGGCGAATTCCTCCCGCAACATACAGGAGCCCGATGCCGAAAGGAGAACAAATTCCTGGAAAAAAGACCCAGGGTCGTCGTCTTTACACTCGGGCGCAGGTAGAGTTGATCATCCAAGCAGTTGACAAATTCATTGGTGATGAACCAAGGCAGAGGTCAGCTAACTGGAATGAATTCAAGAAATACATCAAGCAACATTGGACAAAGTAACAAAGGACAAACGTCATGCCAAACAAATACAATGAAGAGTTCGAGATTGACGACACCGTCAACATGGAACAAATCACCGAAGCAGCAACCACCACGATGACAAAGAAGGCTCGGGTCGAAACTGCCCAACCCTCCACCGCATCAGCAGTGGCAATCATCCGACGTGGATGGGGAGCCGCACAAAAAGTGCAAGAGGCAACCACGCCTTACGCACAGCGCCTCAAGGTCACCGAAGATGTTCAAATCATCAAGTTCATTGAGGATGAGCCATACGCATCGTTCCGCACACACTGGGTCGAGCGCGAAGGCCAGAAGTCATTCATCTGCCTCAGCAACCACCCCGATGGATGCCCATTGTGCAAAGCCGGTCTCCGTGCTTCCAGCAAGTTCGCATTCAACGTGGCGCTGTTGGCCAGCAATGAGGAACCCGAAATCCGCTCATTGGAAGTCGGCGTTCGCCTCATTGACCAGCTCCGCAATTACCACAACGACCCCCGACAGGGACCGCTGTCCAAGCACTACTGGGCAATCTCACGCACCGGTAAGGGCGCTCAGACACAGACCCTTTTGCAGCTCGTTCGTGAGCGTGACCTTGAAGAGTTCAACCTTGAAGGGTTGACCGATGACAACATGTCGGTTTTGCGCAACAAGGCGTACTCATCCGACATCATTCAGGTTCCGTCGCACACCGATCTCTTGGAAATTGCGTCAGAGATAGTTCAAGCGGAATAATTCATGGCCCTAACGGTTCATACCGTTTCCGAAATCAACGAGATTGTTTCTGAAATACAAAAAGTTGGGGCATTCTCATTTGATATCGAGTCACGTGGGGTTCTTGAGCGTCATCCTGATGTAATGGAGCATTTTGAAAAAGAATGTTCCGATCACATCAAAACGCTTAAGAACCCCAGTGCCGACATTGTTGCACGTTCTACAGAAGTCATACACCAGCGATATTTATCTCAGTTGGCACTTGATCCAAAACGCAATGAAGTCTTTTGGATTGGTCTTGCAACTGCTGAACAGTCGTGGGCAATTCCTATGGGTCACAAGGTAGGAAAACTAATTGCTCCAGAAGAACGAGGCGACGGTTCCACTATTCCACCGCCCGGGCATCGCAAGGTTTTGAAAGATGGAACTGAGTCTCTTGCTAAAGCCAAGTACGTAATCCCTGCCACGTTTGAACCAGCACCTCAACAACTTGACCGTTTTGAAGTATTTGAATACCTACGGCCATTGTTTTTTAGTGAGTGTTTAAAGATCAACCACAACGTCAAGTTTGACGCACGATCTATTCAAAAGTACTACGGTTCTTTACCGTCAAAACCTTATTGCGACACAATGGTGCTACAGCACATTTGTGACGAAAACATTAGTAGTTTCTCACTTGTCAGCCTTATTCAACATAACTTTGCCAACCACAACGCCTACCGCGAGGGAAAGATCGGTAAAAACATTGACAGTGTTCCCTTCGACGTGGCAGCCCGGTATGTTCATTTAGATGCACGGTGGGCATGGCTTACCTATAAAAAACTTATTGCCAAAATTAAGATTGACTGCCCCCTTATTCCAGTCCTAGAAAAGGACATGGAGTTGTTGTATGTGATTATGCATATGGAAGAAGAGGGCATTTCCGTTGATCACCATTCACTCAAGTCCTTGCGTAAGGAACTTGACAGCAAACTTAAAGACACGTTGTTGGCTATTTCAGAAATCGCTTACCCTGGGTTTAACCCAGACTCAAATAAGGAAAAACAACAGTTTCTTTTTAACAAAAAGAGACAGGGTGGTCTTGGTCTCAAGCCACCTAAGAAAACACCAAATAACGCACCATCTGTGGATAGTGAGTCTTTGGAAAAACTTCGGGGTAAGCACCCTATTGTCCCTCTCTTACTTGAGTGGCAAGAGTTACAAAAACTTAAGTCCACTTACGTTGAGGGTCTTATTCCAAAACTAAATAAGGGAAAACTTCACCCATCATTTCATTTGCACAGGACTGCAACAGGTCGATTGTCATCTTCAGACCCCAACCTTCAGAACATTCCGAGAGAGTCAACAGTAAGAAAACTCTTTGTACCACCGGAAGGGTACAGGATGTTAGTTGCCGACTATGACCAAATTGAACTGCGAGTCATGGCCATGTTTAGTCAAGACAAAGAACTACTTCGTATTTTTAACGAAGGCATAGACATTCACACCGCCACCGCCGCAGCCGTATTTAAAAAACCACTAGAACAAGTAACCTCAGAAGAACGACAGATAGGTAAAGGAGTCAATTTCCTTACCGCCTACGGCGGTGGGTATGCCAAACTTGCTAGGACCACAGGTATTAGTGATGAGCATGCCCAAAATATCATGGCTGCATATAGGAAAAGTTTTAAAGGGCTTACTCAGTGGAAGAACAAAGTAATTGCCGTAGCCCAAAAGAAAGGATATGTAACCACCTTGAGTGGTCGCCGTAGAAGGCTTATTGATATTACGTCGTCAGATCAAGAGAAGGTTTCGAGGGCAGAACGCCAAGCAGTTAACGCGGTTATTCAAGGATCTGCCGCAGATATATGCAAAGACGCAATGATTGAGGTGTTTTCTGTATTTAAGAACACAAAATCAAAACTTGTTGTGCAGGTTCACGACGAACTTATAGCAGTTTCTCCTGAAGATGAAGACGTTCAAGAACTTTTTATAAACGCCATGGGTCATAACCGATCTATTATGGGTGTGTCACTTAAAGTATCGTGTCACACGGCACGTAGCTGGTCGGAGGCTAAAGGCAAATGAAGCACATCATTGATAAGAGAAATTTTTATCTCATGCTCTCCTTGTACCTTGGTCAGGACATTGCATATAAACATGGTTTTACCGGCACATCAGACGATGTTAAAGAAAAAGAACAAGAGTGGATTTCTAATCAATGGGAAATGCTGTATGAACTTGGGGTCTTTAACGAAGTTGTTGAATCGGTAGAATGGTTTTCTGAAGTGCTGACCAAAGGCATGATCGACTCCGACGACGATATGCCACAAACTGAGGCACTGGTTGAGCAGACCAAAACAATTATCCTTGCCTACGGCGTTGCCCTGGTTCAAAAGTTGCTTATGAACGAAAAGATTGCATTATTAGGAGAAGTGGTGGTGGAATGAGTTCCTGGTGGGAAAAGAAATTAAATGGCGATACCGAGTCGACTAAAGCTTCGTTACCGCCCACAACGCATAGGCCGGTATTGCCTGTGTTCACTCAGCAAACGACTACACCGTCACGCACCACCGTCGTACAGCAGGATCCAACAGGACAGACTACGATGGGCACGGCAATTAGAACATGGAAAGGTGGGGAAGCCCACCGACGAGATGGCAACTTGACTTGTCCTAATTGTGGAAGTAAGAATGTATTTAGTCGCTCAAACAGTGGGTTATCTACAAACCCACCAGCCCCGCGGTGTTTTGAGTGCGGGTGGAATGGGCTTTACAGACAAGCGGATCAGTCATCATGGGCAGTATAAGGAGCACAAATGGATCAACAACAGTGGGCAAGTCTTAAGGACATCGTTGCCGGAGTTAACAAGAACTTAGGAGAATCTTGCGTCATCCTTGGCAGTGATATGCAACCGGCCTTGCCGCGCATCACCACCGGAATCTTGGCGTATGACCTCATGCTTGGTGGAGGGTGGCCCACCAATCAGTGGAGCGAAATTGTTGGAGATGAGTCGTCTGGAAAGACAGCTATTGCCCTTCGCACTATTGCCGCCAATCAACAACTTGACCCTGAGTGGACTGCTGTATGGGTTGCCGCTGAAGAGTTTGTTCCAAGCTACGCCCTAGCCATCGGTGTTGACTTGTCTAGGTTATGGATAGTTGAAACCAATTTGATGGAACATGCCTATAACCTTGTGTTGGAAGTTATGGCCAATCGAGCCGCTGACTGTGTCGTTATTGACTCTCTTCCGGCTCTTGTTCCATCCACCGAGTCTGAAAAGTCGATGGATGAGTTTACCGTTGGTCTTGGTGCTCGAGTTACATCTAAGTTTTTTAGAAAGGCATCTGAGGCCCAAAAGCGTTCCATGATTCACAAAGAACGTTCCTGTGTTGGCATTATGATCAATCAGTGGCGTGACAAGATCGGTGTGCTATGGGGAGATCCACGCACCACCCCCGGCGGTAAAGCAAAGAACTTCCATTACTTTACGCGTGTTGAGGTAAAGCGTGATGAGTGGATAAAAGAAAAAGATGAAATTGTGGGCCAGAGCATCAAAGCCAGAACCCTGAAGAACAAGACCTATCGACCATCACAGGTTGCTGTTGTTGATTTCTATTTTACGGAGCACCATGGTTTTTCCCTTGGGTCATTTGATGTAGTAAAGGACATGATTAACATTGCCACAGTTGTAGAAATCATCACTCGTTCTGGTGCTTACTACTCATATGGAAAAGAACGTTGGCAGGGTAAAGACAAGATGATTGCCGCTTTCCGTGAGGATGTGACAATGCAAAAAAAACTTAAAGTAGACGTTGAAAAGCACTTTGGCATTAAGCGATGATTTTAGGACGAGACCCAGATAAGACCAGAAAACTCCTGAAGAAGTCAAAGAAGCAGGAGGTTAGAACGGCTGACACCTATAAGGGGTCCCGCAACGCCCGGTCAGGTGCTGGTTGGATGCGCAAGAACGATGTACGTAGCCATAACTTTTTGATTGAGAACAAGTTGACCGCCAACATCAAGGGGATAACCTTAAAATCTATGGATTTAGTTGAACTTCGAGAACGTGCAATTTTAGAGGATCGCACCCCTGTACTACAGTTTGATTGCGGTGGGCGCAGGTACGTTGTTCTTGCCGAAGACGATTTTCTGGAGATGATCAGTGAGTAACAGTGAGTCCTACAAAAAGTTGTTGACAATGTCGGGGGATGTTCTCCCTGTCGTAGCAGTTCAGATGCTGCGTAATCAAGAAGTTCGAGATGCCAAACGAGATTTTATGCATCTACATCCAAGTGAGTTGTCCAAAAAAGATTGGTGTCCACGAGCATCCTGGTACACCATCTCATCTGAGGAAAAGCCCCCAACAAAACCCATGTCCTATCAGCGTTTAAATATCTTTGCTGAAGGTCACGCCATCCATAGCAAGTGGCAAAAATGGATGTGGGAAGCAGGAGTGTTGGAAGGGCAATGGGGTTGTCAAGACTGCCAACATGAATGGTGGGATATTTCTCCAAAGACATGTCCAAAGTGCTCCAGTCACAAAATTTACTATCGAGAAATTCCACTTAAAGACGACAAGTACATGATCCTTGGACACGCCGATGGCATTTTTACTAGCGGTAAAAAAAGGGCACTCATTGAAATCAAATCAGTGGGTATGGGAACGATACGTATGGAGGCCCCAGATATTCATAAACAATACGCGGATGGAACACTTACCTACGATGGTGTGTGGAAGTCACTACGTCAACCGTTTGCCACACATATTCGCCAAGGCATGTTGTACATGCACGTTACCGGCATTCATAAATTAATTTTTATCTATGAGTGGAAGGCTTCCCAAGAAGTCAAAGAGTTTTCTATTGAGTTCATGCCGGAACTCATTAAACCCATACTTGACAATTGTTCCAAGGTAATGGATGCTTTGGAGGATGGTATCCCGCCAGAGCGGCCAGCCTGGGCTGAAGAACAAACCCACACAACCTGCAAAAACTGTCACTACAAAGAAAGGTGCTGGAAAGCGTGAGTGTCATGTCAATTGAAACCCTTGAAGAAGAGTACGGAAATTTTCATCAACATTTTTCGTTGCCGACTAAACCCGGCAATGAAATTCCAGATATTCCATTTAACCTTGATGATTTGACCGATTCGGAGTTAATGAAGTATTACGCCCAATACACGGCTTGGCTTAACTACGCAAAGTCACAGTTAGTTCTTGCCGAGATTGCAGAAGAGAGCTTTTCCAACGATCTAGATTTTGCCAAAGCCACTACGTTGATTAATCAGTGGGATACCAAAATCAAAGGTGAGTTAGTCACTATTGCTAAGGCGAAAAGCAGTGTGTCAGAAACTGTAGTGAGCGCCCAAAACGCCTATACAAAAGCCCGTGCGTACCGAAAACTTGTTGATACAGTATTTGATCGATGTGAACGTGGCTCTCATCTCCTGTCAAGGGAACTGAGTCGTCGTATTAGTATTGTTCCGCACGAAAAGAAACTGTATAAATACATACCATGATCAAAGTTAGGTGTCTAAAGTGCGGAACGATAGTTGAGCACAACCCCCGTCAAATAACGGGTTGCGGTTGTGACCCAGATGCACCGACCTGGGTGTACATCGAAACCGATGGTCGTATTCGTGGGTTTAGTCAAGCTGAGTGGGAAAAGATCGATGGGTAATAAACATAAAGCCAAAGGCACGTCGTTTGAGACTGCCATACGTGAATATCTTAACGCCAATGGCTTTGAGAAAGCCCACCGCACAGCGTTGGAAGGCGGGCAAGATAAAGGAGACATTCACGGCATAGAGCAGACCAGACACAATTCTGGTGTTACTATTGTCCGAAAAGCTTGTATTCAATGCAAGAATCAAAAAACGTTTAAGTTAAGTGAGTGGCTTAACGACACCGTGGATCAGGCTGTCCGACTAGACAATGCCCCCCTTTCTGAAACTGCTTTTCGCCAAGCTGCCCTGCCCATTTTGGTGGTTAAACGCCCCGGCAAGGGAGAAAAATCACTTGGTGATTCCTACGCGGTCATGCGCTTGTCCGACATTGTTGCTATTTTAAAAGATTTGGGGTTCTGCTAAACTTGTTTTAGGTTCATTGTTAGGAGACAATATGGCTGAAGAACAGGTTACAAAGATTGACGATGTCCTTAAAGTTTCGGGAAGTAGTAATCCTCAAAGTGTAGGCTCAATTTTGGCTAGATCTGTCGTTGCTGGACATTTTCCCAAGATGCGAGCAATTGGAGCCAGTGCGGTTAACCAAGCAGCAAAATCTGCTGCTATTGCACGTGGTTTTGTTGCCCCCCGTGGTATTGATCTGACCTACATTATTGGCTTTGATGATATTATTGGAGAGAACGGAGAGAGCATTTCGGCAATCTCCTTTAAACCTGTAGTGAGGTAGTCATGCCGTTGTTTCGACACAAAGGTCATCATGGTGGGCGCTACGACGATCCGCATGGCGTGACCAAACCCCCGCCCGTACGCAACATAGATGATGTGCACCAGTCAGTAATGCGTGGGGATACAAAAAGGTATGCCAAGCCAGATGGCAGTGTTGGCTACAAAGTTCAAATCGATAGTGAGTCCACTGCTCCAGCTGTTCCGTTGTCTAAGAAAGAACAGCGCCGTAAAGACAAGGCGATGAAGGAAATTAACAAACCCAAGAATCGTGACGAATCACAAAGGCGTGGTCGTGTTTATGACCGTGCCCGCGCAGACGAAGAACGTAGGCTTGACACTTTTGGCCAGAACACCTTTAGAGAAAAAAAGGATGGTCGTATTGAGTCGGTTGCCAAGGGTGGAGTTGCCGAAGCGTACGCTAAGGGCGGGTTCAAGGGTGTCGAGAAGTACGACAAAAAGACGTATGGTAGGAAGCCACGTGCTGAAGCAGCCAAGGCTCACGAAGAAAAGCAAGCTCACGAAGAAAAAATGAAACAGGGTGAATACCACAAAGACATTAGGATCTAAGTTTTAATATGGGTTTTATTCGAAAGCACGACCAGCCCAAAGGTTCGATCACCGATATCAATGAGTATCGTGGTCGCAAAGCTTCCGCAGCTCGAGATGCTGCCCATAGCGAATCACCTGATTACAAGGTTAGGGATATTCATCCACTAGAGGCGCATTACCAAAGCCAGGTTGATCTTCCAAAGTTAGGCATGAAACGCCCGGGAACCGCTGGCCGATTTACGTCGTATGCCATGCGCACCATGGACCACATCGGCAAAAAGATGGGTGTGATTGGTCAAGACGAAAGTCTTTATCAAGACGAACCATTGCGTAACCAAAATGAGAATTATGATAAATACCAACTACCAAAAGATTATAAAGAAACTAGGTATCCAAAAAAAGTAAAAAAAACCGATGCTGGTGGTAGCGGTAAAAAGCCGCCCAAAAAGCCCCGAATTCAAAAAGATGGTTTCCCGGATGGTTACCCCGAAGATAAAAACAAAGACAAGTGGCCCAACAAAGATGACGATTGGTATGCCTAAGAAAAAGAAAACCACCAAAAAGAAAGCCAAGCCCAGGCCTATTTCATCCGCTGCCGGAGCCGGTGGCGGTTTTATGACATCCATGGGCGGTAGGGGATGACTGGTAAAAAACCAATTCTTCCTGTTGTAAAACCACAGAAGTTTGGTTACAGAGCTAGTGATATGTTAAATTCTCCCCAATGGGGAAATCTTAAGGATATAGTAAAAACCGAACGGGAACGTGGTAACGATATCCCAAAAGGGTTTTTGCGACAGTTTAGAAATCATGAGGCCATATGGGTCACACACAAGCCCGAAGACGCTGCCAGATACGCTCTTTCAGCAGATAATTGGCACAAGCCTATAAGTAGAAAAAAGGCTTTAAATTTAGTAGAACGCGTAGACGTAGCTGGTGCAGTTCCATACATTGATGACGGAGATGGTGGATACTTGTATGTACGTAAAAGAACGCCAAAGGGTAGAGGTAAGAAATGAGCCAGCAGACGCAAGCATTTGCTAACTGGAATAACCCCAGCATGCCACCCGACGCTGGGTCGCAACCTCTTCTTGGCCCCGCACCTGTTTTTCGCAGCGCAAAGGACTACCAACTAGCAGGGTATCGAACCCTGCAAGACACTACGTATCCAGACGGATACTTAGGGACAATGTCGGCCAACCGACGACAGGACAAGATCCTTGGCACGTTGAGCCGAATGAATGCTCGACAGTACTCTCGTGGTGTTCACAAAGGTGAACGCATCAACCAAGGTGATTACCTCTGGCCTCAAGAGTTCAATCTTTACACTGGTCTTCAGTACCAACAGGCTGGTATAAAGTTTGCACCTCCGGGAGCTGAGCCTGTACGCCTAACGAACGATGGCAAAGTCGGCCCTAAAGGTTTGCCCAGGACCACCGATCAAGAAGTAACTGTCGAAGTCAATGCTGAGCGAAGGGCGCAATTGCAGACTCTGCGCCCAACCTGGAGATAAGTATGGCCCGTAAAGGCACAAGCAACTCCTTAAAGCGTTTTGATGTTGCGCCTGAGTATTTGTACCCGGTTAGCCACACAGCAATGACTAGTGCAGCTAATAATTTAATGCACGTCAAAGGATACAAACAAGATATAAAAGATTCTCAAAACTTTGAAGATGAAGATGCGAGTTGGTGGAGTCGCAGCCATTATGCAAATCCCAATCCCGGAGAACCTTGGGATATGACCCCGCATTTTTACGAAGGAACAAGTCTTGATGACAACATGAGACACATTCCTAGTCTTGAAAAAGAAGCAAATGAGTATATGTCTGGGTTGAGGTTACCGGATGCTTTTGACATAAAAGAGGCAGCAACCGACAATTATTACAACCACTACTACAGAGAAAAAACTGGTGGACATCTATCAGGAAAAGATTATTACCCCAAAAGAGTTTTCAGCGGGTCGTACACTGACGAAGTAGCAAGATTTGGGTATGACGAACTAGATTTTATGACAAAAGATCAACTTCCCAAAAAGGGTGTTAAACGTAAAATAAGGTCAAGAGATGATGCTGATCACAACCCAATGGACACCCTTTCCTGGGATGATAACTCCCACCATGTAATTACTGGAAAGTGGCTTACTAAAGGCGTGGGGGCATTACCAGCTAAGGACTGGGAAACTGGTCATTATTACCCTGAATATCGAGGATTTATACAACACCAATATGACAGGGTTCGAGCAGGTCAGCCTAAAACTACTATTGAAGAATACGTAACTAACCACGTTCCAAACCACGAAGCCCTACGACGCAACGTAGAAGAACAGAATGCCCCTAAGTCAAAAAAGAAGCCAAAGCCCAGCCCAACAAAAGTTGAAAAGCCAAAAGCCCCATCAAAACCCTTATCCAAGAACCAATTTGGCGGTGACTGGGGAGCAGAGCAATTAGAGCTCTTTTAATGATATTCTGGAGGATCTATGGCTGAGAAAAAGAAAGCATCTGCTGCTGACAAGGTTAAAAACTCGCGTTTGAAGCGGCATATTCGTATGCATGAACGTATTATTGCCGATCCCGGCAAGGTGTTTGGTACGGGCGAGGGCGGACAAGTACGTAGCATGGTAAGCCCAGGTGGTACAAGATATGAACCAGGTTTAACTGGCGACAAATTAAAAAAGCATCAAGACTTTTTGGCGAAGAATGTTGCAAATAGTCAAAAAGAATTGAAGCGGCTTCTTGATCCAAAAACAGAGGAGTCATACAACCTAGAAGATACAGAAGTTAAAGAGCGAAAAGCAAGTGAGCGAAAGGATCCCACTGTGGCAAAAAAGAAAGATAAATCTTCTGAAATGAAGACTCCAGATACGCCTGCAAACGCACCAGAGGCCAAGGAAGAAAAGAAAACTGACTCCAAGAAAAAGAAGCCCGCTGCTGAGAAGCAGCCCGCCGCCGAGAAGCAGCCCGCTGCCTCCAAGGAAAAGAGGCCGCGTGGTCGTCCGAAGAAGACCACTCCAGCAGTGGATGCTGCCGTTAATAAGGCATCCGAATCAATGGCAAAGAAAGAAGATGCTCCAGCAAAGAAAGAAGACTCCCCATCAACTGGTCCTCGTAACTTTGGCGCAAAGAAAGAAAAGAGCACCATCTGGGACGATGCAAAGGCCGCAGGTGGCGGTATGTCATACGGAGAAGCTCCTGAAGACACCAAAAAGGGCGGTACTGGTAAGCCCAAGAACTTTGGCGCAAAGAAAAAGGGTGATGGTGGCTATTGGGACGAAGAGCGTAAAGCTTCAGCCGAACGTGCAAGTCGAGGCGGCATGGAAATGATGCGTACAGACGAGTGGGATAAAGATACAGGACTCGTTAGCGAGCCTAGTAAATCTCCAGCCAAGGGTCCAGAAGTTACACCTGTTAACCCCTCAGCCCCAACTGAGGATTCTTCCAAAAAGGGTGGAAGGCTTCGAGGAACACTTGCTAAAGTTGGCAAGTGGCTTGGTGGATCTGAAGTAGACATACGAAAGAGAGGAGAGGCACAAGCAGCGGCAGACGCTCCTCCGTCTCCTCCGACTCCACCATCTGGTTCAGGTGGTGGTGCAGTCCCTCCGACTCCTCCGGCAGGCGGTGGTAAAGGAAGGCTTCGAGGAAAAGGCCTCGAAGACGCTCCAACCTCTCCATCAGACGGTGGTGCTCCAGCGGGTGGCGGTGGTGCCCCAGCAAGTGGTCGTTCTGGTGCTTTCCAGGGCGGACATTCAGCATTTAACAATGTTGGGGCAGTCCAAGGTGTAAACATTGGCGGAAATAACAGTGGCGATATAACCGGTGGCAGTCCGTTTTCTACCAACAACCAGACAATAAATTATGGTGGCGGTGGAGGTGCAGGCGGTGGTTTGCCTTCGACGATCACCAATAGTGGTCGTGCAGCCGGTGGTGGCAAAGGTGGGGTAATAAGTAACAGCGGTGCTGCTGCTAACCATCCTCGAGCCAAGAATGCCACACGTGGTGGTCGACGCACTACCAAAAACAATGGCTAAAACAGCAGCGTGGCAACGTAAAGAGGGTAAAAATCCCGAAGGTGGCTTGAACGCTAAAGGACGTGCGTCTGCTAAAAAAGAGGGGCACAACCTCAAGCCGCCCGTGTCACGTGAAGAAGCTTCCAAATCAAAGTCAAAGGCAAAGCGCCGAAAGTCTTTTTGTGCTCGAATGGAGGGCATGAAAAAGAAAAACACGTCGTCTAAAACCGCACGTGATCCAGATAGCCGTATTAACAAATCATTGAGAAAGTGGGACTGTTAAATGTCAAAGAAAAAAGTATGGGATAAAAAGAATCCCAAGAAAAAGTCAGAGAAGCTTGACCCGTCTGAAAAGGCTGAGGCCAAGGCTCGCGCTAAAAAAGCAGGCCGCCCTTACCCCAACCTCGTAGACAACATGGCAGTAGCAAAGAAGAAAAAGTAATGGCTAAACAAGGTCCTTGCTGGGATGGCTACGTGCAAAAAGGCATGAAGAAGAAGAACGGTAAATTAGTTCCTAATTGCGTTCCCGCAGAAAAATCAAAGAAAACTAAGAAAGCTAAGAAAAAGTAATGGCTGTCGATAACTACCGATCTCGTCGTCCGTGGCAATCACGTGAAGAGATGCTGGTAGATATCGCCCTACAATCAGCCATTTCCGATTTAGATACCATCCGACAAACCCGCCCTGTTGTTCCCCAGCAATTGATGCCCCAGACTCGAGGCTTTGTCAAGAACGAACTGGGGGTGCTTGACATATTGTCAGTGGATAGGTATGCCCCTACTTATAGGTCATGGGTGTCCGGTGCACCAGTAATGCTCCAGAGGGCACAAATGACCGACGATCAATTCAGTGGTTCGGGCAGATACTCAATGCAAAGCCTATGGGTATAATTAAGTATGACCGCAAATCGTTTTGGATCTGTAAACACTCAGCCGATTTATAACGTTACTGGTCGTAATCCCAGGGATATGGAGCAGGGCCCTACCGCGCAACCTTTTAAAGCCCCTGCCGCTGGTGTAGCAAAGAACTTTGACGGAGACCCACGTCAACAGCCCCAGGCCGGATTTATAGCCCAACAAATGCAAAGTGTTTGGAGTCCCCTCAATCCCCTTCATAATGTTGTTTATGGCGAAGGAGGCCGCTTCGGTGGTGGTCGTCGTAGAGGCGGCGGTGGACGTGGAGGCGGTGGAGGCGGTGGAGATGGTAGCAGTGGCAGTGGAAACACGTACAACATCAATTTTTCAGATCAAAAAGGTCATGGTGCATACGAAAATGCCGGAGCAGTCCAAGGTGTAACAATTGCCGGAAACAATGAAGGCGATATCACAGGTGGGAACCCATTCTCCACAAACAACCAAAACCTTGCTAGTAGCCCAGCAGCAACCCCTGGGGCAACACCAGCCAAGCCTGCTCGCACTCGAAAGCCTGCTACTGATGAGCAGAAGGCAAAAAGAAACGAACAAGCTCGTGCTCGCAGGGCTGCTGCCAAGCAGTCCGGGGCTACGCCAAAGACGCGTACTCCACGAACACCAAAGGGTAAAGCTCCTGCCCAAAATCCGGGACAAAGCCCCGCAACCCAAACATCAAATATGAGTTTTCCTGTTCAACAAAGCGGAGATGTTACTAACGTAAAAAGCATTAACTTTCCCTGATAGGTGGTAAAATAGAGATATGGCAATCAATAATTCACGTTCAATGAACAAAGATATGCGTCAAGGCGCTCTCGATGGGGCGTATAAGAGCCTTACCCCAAGTCGAGGTGGTGACGTGGAACAGGCCTTCGTCAAGAAGCGCATGACTGTTCTTGAGCAAGGCACATACCCAACAATGCACGGCTTTACTGATCGCAACCCGCTTGCGGAAGTTGCCGAGCCCTACCTACACTGAGGTCAACATGGCACGAGGTAACGATGAACGACACAATCCTGCACGACGTATTCGTCGTCCAATCATTTCTATGGGTAAGTCCGATACTCCCAATTTCGGCACGGCAATAGGCAAAGGTTTAGCGCTGGGGCTTACTGGAGCGAGGAGCGCTTCGCAACAAGCGGAGTACGATGAAGACCCAAGTACGTACCTAGTGCAAAAAATTGCTGACTCACTCGACGCAACGCCGGGAATTAAGCGCATCGAATAGGTTATGGCACGAGGTAATGACGAACGTCATAACGAAAACCGAAAGGTTGATCGTTCACGCCTGACTTTTATTCTGGCTACGCACGGCGTGGAGTTGAACCAAACTCCTGTCGACATTATGGACTCTGAGGCAATGGGTCGTATTGCTAAAGAGCAACAGCCGTATCTTGACGAACTTAGCGAATATCTTGGCGGAGATCCGGCTGACATTGCCGCGTCTGTTTCGGAAGAAGACGAAGAAAACTATAAATAAGTACAACTGAATAGTTATTAGGAGCACAACATGATGGAGTTGAAAGAACAAGCGCATCGTCTTTTGGTAACGTGGCGTGAAGAGCCAAACGGCAAAAAGACTGGCGCTGTCATGTACAAAATGCGCCCCTATGACGGTGCTCCTGAGTACGACATGGAGCTCATTGACATTTTGGAACGTCATAAGGCAAAGAACCCCGACCACGAAAATTGGCGGGCGTTGATCTTCCGTACCGATAAAGAAACTGCCAGCAAACTCGACGCTGAAACGGCGATCAAGAATGAATTAAAGGCACATGACTTGTACATTCGAGATTTCCGTGACGAATTAAAGGTTGACGCGTTGCAGTGCTTCAATAGGCATAACCGCCCAAGCACTGGATGCCTGGATTGGTGCGATGAATCAAAAACCATTGGTCGCAAAATTGGTGTTCCCAAAGAGAAGCGTCAATATCTATGTATGTACTGCCCGGCTGCCGAATGGTACGCCCGTAAGGAGCGAGAAGCGCTGGGTCTCTACGACCAGAAGTGATTATCTTTACGCTTGATGCGCTTGCGTATCCGGTAAAGGACGAACAAACATCATTTGGGGCACGTCAGCCCATTCCCGACACTCGTCGGCTATGGCACTCGCTGTATCAGCAGTATCACGGCAAAATGATCCTTTTGGTAGCCGGAAAAACCACCAATGAGGTAATGATTGATTGGACAAAAATGGAGGGGTTCAAGTACGCCAGTATTGATCTCATCCCCAAGACTGAACCAGAGGCCGTTCGGGACAGAGTTAGGGATTTAAACGCAGTTTTTGGCAAAATTGATTGGTTTGTCGATACCAACCCCAAAACGGTCAAATTGGTCATGGAAGATGCCGTTCCCTGCTTGATGCCCTGTCTGCCGGGGTTTGTTCGCCCTGAGTGGCGCGATGGAAGAACAAAGGATCGCCCAGTGTGGGATGATTTAGTACGCGAAATAGAAGTGCAATCCCTGTATAGAGCATCGAAAGAGTCACAATGAAGATTTATTTTTCTAATGCCGAAAAGTCATCTTTTCGCTCCCTTTTGATTGCCTCAAATATCACCAAATTTGCTATCAATTTGACCCATTTTCAAATCCCTAAGAAAAAGGCTGTCAACCTTGAAGAAATGTTTAAAGGCGGAGAAGTCGTTGTTTATACGTCAGAAAATGACGAAGATGTGGCCCGGTACGATGCCTTTATCCGAGAGCATATTGACCACATTCACGCTGTAATTGGCAGACCGGATTATGACGGATCGTGGATGAATGATAAATACATTCCAGTCTGGAACGACCCCGAAGACCTAGAACGCTTGTCATGGCTATGCCAGAAGTATGGTCGGGTAGCCATAAGCGACAAAGCCGTTACAGGCAAGACTGTGACCCGGATCAGAAATGCCATGTCTCGATGGAACGCCAAGTTGGTGGCTTTGTCATCCAAGCCCGAAACCCTTGAAAACATCGAGTGGGATTCCGCCATTGTTGGATCATGGACTAGCGCGGTTCGCTACGGGGAAACACAGGTTTGGGATGGTCACGGCTTGCGCCGATACCCCGCCCAGCAAAAGGAATCTTCCCGAAAGAAGCACCGAGGGGACATTATCCGTCTAGGTATAAACATTCAGGCCATTGACGAAGATGATAATGCCGAGGTGGCACGTCTGGCAATCATGTCTTGGAAGGCTTGGGAGTCGAGGAATTTTGGGGACTATGACCCCCCGAAAGACGACTCAAACGAGTTTTTGGGTCTATCAGAAATTGAGACAAATAGTAACTATATCGACCAAACACCAACTGCGCCAAAAGTGGTTTCTACAGGTACAAGTATTGATATATCAATACCTGTACCGCGGCACGAAAAAGACAAAGTATTGCTACCAGTTATGGGCGTTGAATACGTTACCCCACAACTTGCAGAAAACTTAATGGAATCAGGGGAAAGTGAACAGCTTGGAATTGAAAAAACACCCACAATTCGGTACGAATCCAATCTTTTGAGGCAGTGTAATAGTTGCTATTTGAGCTCTCGATGTCCCATATTCAGAGAAAATTCAGAATGCGGTTTTAAACTACCTGTTGAGATCCGTACTAAAGACCAACTACAGTCTGCCCTCCGGGCAATGCTTGAGATGCAAGTAAGCCGAGTGCTGTTCGCTCGTTTTGCCGAAGAGCTCGAAGGACAAGGTCTTGACCCCAACCTGTCTACCGAGGTGGAGAGGGTGTTTTCCCTAGTTGAGAAGTTTAAAGACATTAGCGATAACCGAGACATGGTGCGCTTAGAAGTAGAGGCCAGGGGGTCATCTGGAGTGCTTTCCCGAATCTTTGGAACACATGTCGGTGAGGCAAGCAAACAACTCCCCAATGGGGGTTTTGATCGAGGCCAGACTGACCGACTGTACACCGACGTTTTAGATTTGGGAGAGGTTACTTGACAAGTTTCGCTGTATAGTGCTAAATTAGATAGTAGTAACTATCGAAAGCGAGATCGGTATGGCAGTGGACATGGCAATTGCCTATGAACACTCAGTAATCCGGGATTTACAGCTTTCTTTGGAGTACGCGCATACTGACAAGCGTGAACTCCGAGAAACCGTGAATGCCCTGATTTCCAAACTTGCCAACGCAGAAAAGGTCATTAAAGCGGCCAATGGTTACTGTAGGGCAATGGAAGATGAAATCGAAGATCCGTCAGGACACATGGCTTCCTTACTTCAAGCCCTCAGTGAATGGCATCGTAACAACAAGTAATTTTTCTCAAGTTCAACACAATAAGGATTTGCAATGGCAATAGGTGACGACATTCGTGGCAACGCCTTTATCTTTGAATACAACAAGAACCCAAATTTCAGTGATGGCTCAGAAGTTGTTGTTGAAGCGTTCAAGCTTATCAATGGAAAACGTCAAGCTGACTACAGTCATCCGTTGAACGATTACACCAAAGTACGAGATCTTTTTGAAGCCACTACTGGGATTTCTCTTACCGTAGAACAAGCCATCTTGTTCATGGTGTGCGTAAAGTTGGCTCGACTCCGTACCAATTTAGAAAAAGACGTTCTACACCATGATTCACTTGTTGATGCCATCGGGTATTTAGGTTGTCTATCAATGGCAATACATAAGAAAATGGAACAAAATGGAAACTCCTGATTGGGTACTCGAAGCCAAGTGTCGAAGACTTAATGGAGACTTTTGGTTTCCACCCGAGGATGTTGAAGATCAACAACCCTACTATGACATTGCTCGAGCCGTTTGCGCGTCATGTCCGGTATGGAAGCAGTGTCTTGAATCTGGAAAAAAAGAGATCTGGGGTATGTGGGGTGGGCTAACTCCAAAAGAACGCATTCCGTTTAAATCTCCACAAAAAATAAAACATTTGGCTGAAACAGAAACATTTGTTCGCTTTCGACAAGGTTCTACCAATAAAAAGTGCGCACAAGCCCACAAAGAGGCGTGTGACACACCATACGATCTCAGTTTTGTTCCCGGTTTAGGGCAAAGCTACAAAGTTAAAAAAGTTCATTTTGCGTTGTTCAACTCCCTTGGTACGGTAAAATAGATACAGGCTCAACACAGCGTCTTGCTTTGTTCGAGCCATTTTTATTAACCAAACAAAGGAGACAGAGTGTTTAAAGTTCCTGCGGTGCTTGCCCTGATGATCACCAACCTCGTGGTTGCAACGATCTACGGAGTGACACAGCCAACAGAATCAGAACAAAGCACTACCGAACCGGTTATTACCACCACCACCACTACTACTACCACTACCCCGGTGACAACAATAGGGGAAACAGCTACTACCACCATTCCAGACGACAAATACGTTGGAAACGAATCTGACCGACGATGCCCCAGATGGGAGCCCTATTTCAAACAGTATGGTTTGCCTCCCAAGAAGTTCTCCTACATTGCGTGGAGGGAGTCTAGGTGTAGGATCAAGGCAGTCAACGCCAAGTGGGATGATCAAGGCAACATCACCTGGACTCTCAACAAAAATGGGTCGTACGACTCCGGCCTACTTCAAATCAACTCGTCATGGAGAACCGTCACCAAGAACATCTGTGGTGGGGGTCTCGAGCTCTTGCTTACCCTGGACTGCAACCTCCGGGTTGCCAAGTACCTTTACGACAATGGGGGCCTTGGGCACTGGAAAGCCACTTCTGGCTCGTAAGTTCTACTAGACTGGCAGCTATGCCAGCCACGACCTACTATTGCGAACGCTGTGGGGCGAAGATCGTTCTCCACATCAAACCCTCTGAACCCCCTATGCACCCCTGTGGGGGAAGTTCGCACAAAGACAAATGGCTACCCCTGACACCAGTTGTCAAAGGCGGTAAGAAGCCGTATCATGGCAACAAGGAGAACCGGGATGGAGAAACAACCTCTCAAGCTTGATGACACATGGGTAGACACGGTGGTGTCGGAAGGAACACTGCGAACAGTCGATCTGATTGTTCGTTGCTCAGACGTACTTTTGCACTCGAGTGAGCGCAACAAAATCTACTACAACGATGTTGTTTTGCCTGAGTGGTCTGACGTGTTCAGCAAACTCAGCCTTGAGGATTTGACCGACGAAGATCTGCAAGACCAGTACGACCTGGCTCAGTATCTTTTTGCGGTACTGGATGTGATTGCTCCAGATGGTTGTTCTTTTACTACAACAGAAGGAGATGGAGCATTATTCGGATTTTGGAGGAACAATGAGTGACGATTACGTTTATGACGCTCTGACCCTTATCGAGCGTGATGACCCACAATGGAGACAACACGCCAAATGCAGGTCATCAAGTCCATCACTGTTTATTCTTGAACGCGGGGAAGATCACAAGTCAGCGATACAAGTGTGCAACTCATGTCCGGTCAAAGACCCATGTCTTAGATTCGCGCTTGACAATGACGAGGTTGGTATCTGGGGCGGTACGTCACACAAACAACGCAGGCGTATGAAGCAAGTTGCAAAAGCTGATGGTGAACTGGTAGTGTGATCAACATGGCAAAGTGGAGCGAAAACCCAAACCGAATTGAAGAAAATAACACTCAAATAATCACATCCATTGTGAACGCACCAACCATCGGTTTAGATCCCCGGTTGTGTATGTCGTTCATGGCATCAGATTTGCGATACGAACTAACCCATAATGAACACCTATCTACCAAAGAGATGCGTAAGTGGTGGCTTGAGCGTTCAGACGCTCAGATCGAATCAATCGGGTACTACGTTCTTGGCGGAGATGACATTTGGAGAGCATTTATTCAGGAGGTGTCACACGCAATGGAAATCGTGCGTAAGCAAATTGAGGGCACAAGTGATGAATAATGAAAAGTGGGGTGACTGGGCCATGCCAATGAGAAACGAATACAAATACGTTAGAAAGTATCGTACATTTGGTAAGTATTTGCTTACCGGTGGAATCCTGCTTTACTTTGTATTTATGGCCGCTTTAGCGTCATCGTGCATTGGGAACAACTTCTGATGACGAGCAGGGACACCCACGACATCGAGGAATACAAGCGAGAACAAAAAACAACGAACATTCAGCCTGCTTTACTCATCAAGTTAATGATGGATTCTGAGCCATGTTTGTTTGTAAATCAAAACAAACCTGCCATTGAGCCCCGCGAACTACCCGCCAAAAGTCACGCACCGGAGCAAGTTAAATGAGCAAATCAATGGTGTTTTACTATTTATTCGTTGTTACGATGCTCTCATTGATCTACTTAAAAGTACGAGGAGACTGACGTGGGTGCTGATTTCAACTTTTCCATCAATGAACTTCAAGTGACTGAACTTCAAGCCAAAAAGAACGCACAAAAACTTGTAGACAATGAGAACTTTGAAAAGACACTCAACACTTTGGCAAGCGAGTTCTATCTGTTTGATGACCCAGATCGAGAAATCTTGCCACGAGATGTTCTGTTTTTTCTGAACAGTTGTGTTGAAACCGTCTACGACGAAAAGCGTCGTGACTCCGGCAGATACAAGTTTGCGAACGGCATGACCATTGCACTTACCGGGGGAGAATCATGGGGAGATGATCCAACTGACTCATTTCAAGCTTTCATGGTATGCGAACGCCTCAACATCACTTTGAAAGACTTGGGTAAAAGGCCGAACAAGAATAAGAAAGTAAAAAAGTAATGGGAGCAATGCAAATCTATTCCATGCTTGGTGAGTATTACGCCTGGCTGGAAAACGGTGAGTTGAACGAGCCCCCTATGACACTCGAAGACATTATGGAGTGGCATCTCACGTCTAATCACTATCCGCGTGTTGACCGAGTTTTTGTCAAGCCCTGCATTGACGCGATAACCCTCATCTTTGAAGGGAACGACCCGGAAACTACCCTTATCGAGCTACCAAATGAAACACTGTATGATGTTTTTCCTGCCCCGGTGACAGCTAGAACACTGTGTGATGCTTTCAACCTTGAGGCATTTTTGGAGTTTCATCACGACTGGCATAACGTGCCTAATGCACGAACCTCTGTCCGGCACCAAGATCCACAAGAATCGCATGGTATGACCCAAGTTCCACAATGCACGTCAAGACATCTCATCAACCTGATCGATGGCCGGATAATGACTATTACGCTTACAGACGAGGGCATTGTGTTCGACGTGTATGAGCGTGGTGACAACGACCCATTCACTCGAGCTATGACCTATGATGAGTGGGCTAACTGGGTAGAAGATACCGACCCTAAAAATGGAGGAGAACTACCTATGAAGGATACGGAAGTATGATCACACCAACATTTGAGAACCTCGACCCAGAAACCTTTGATAAATACATTAACCGGGCAACTGATGAACTTGTTGCGTCTGTACGCCTTCCCTTGTCCGAAGAAGTCTGGGAAACCGACAAGTACGCTGACATGATCTACGACAAGGCCAAAGAACTGTACGAAGAGGAGCACAATGTCGACAGCCGGAAATGACCTGACCTATGAAGAGTTTCTTGAAAAGGTGGATCGCAACCATCTGACACTAGGTTCTGAATGGCGGTATGGGCAAACCTACTTCAACACCCTGTCCTCGATGCGCCCCCGACTGGCTGAGGCCATTCGCGGCACTATCCACGATCCATTCCACCGCGTTAGTGTGCCAACCACAACGCACGATTATGTCTATCGACTCTGGATGGAAGATAAAAAAGACTAACTACTCCTTGAGTTAGTCACCCGGAGGCGTTGCCTGCTCTCTTTGGTTGGGAGGGAGTCAATGCCTCCGGGTTGTAAATGTCACACCCCCCTGCTATCGTGCGTAGTACCAGTAATCACACAACAAGGAGACAAGTAATGAAGACCAAGAAGAGGCGCAAGCCGAAGTTCGTGACACCGAAGTACGCTCGCGCCTTCATGCTCAAAGCTCGTGATGTCTACATCGAGGACTTGCTCAAGGGGACGGATGGAGAGTGGATTTGCGAGGACAACCACAGCACCGAGAAGGCCGTGATGAAGTGTCCGTACTGCACCGAGTACTACCGTCGCATGGATGAACTCAACGAGGCGTTTCCGCAATAAGATCACATCAGTCAATACAACAACAACAACAACAAGGAGACAACATGAAACCGAAACCGCTATCCACATCGTCACGGAGAGTCACACATAGCTCGACCAGCAACACCGGGGGAGCGGTTGACCTCTCAGTGTACGATCTCACGCCAGATGACATTGGCGTTGACATTCAGAATCACGAAACTTTCAGCACTCTGCAAGTCAACTTCGGAAACGTCAGTGTAAGTTGCATTATCAAGGGAGATCACCAAGCAGCCACAGTTGATGGCCAACTGTGCATTGCAAATCTTGAGGTGATTGACCGACTCATCAACAAGCTCGTTGACGTAGAACTCGACCTGCGCTTGAAACTGCGAAAACTTGAGCGTGACAAGTCTCGAAAACATCCTCTCTTTGGAGTCGCGGAACTCGTCAGCACTGAGAGCCCACAATGATCGACGATTCAATCTCCATCGGCACTCACGTTGCCAAGATCTTCAAGCAACTTGTCGATGCCCAGAAATGCCATGATTGCGGGGCATTCGTGCCGGAGGGACTGGGACACTATCCCAACCCGGAACGGTACATTCGAGTGTGCTCAAAGTGCCTGCCCAAATACGTCCCTACCAGTGTTGGTTCTGACTGACCATCCTGGTACAGTGAACACACCTACAAGGAGGGACAATGCCAGAAGCACATCAACTACCCGGTGATTCAAACACTTTAGTGTGGGCATCATTCATCACGCGAGAAGCGGTTGAAAACTGGTCAGAAGGACAGATCAACGCATTACGCGAGGCTCTTGACCGCATGGTGCAAGTGACATTCGAAGACTTCGAGCAGTTCCGTATTGCTGTGGAGGAAAAGTGATGAGGCCGATAGACACAGCGTTCGACCAGTGGGCAACCTACATCTGTGCCAGAGTCAGGTCACAGATGACACATGATGATAAACCACTCATCTTCTCTTACTGCCAACTGTGCGGTAGGGGATTGGGAGCAGTCAACGGCTTACGCATTGGTCGCTGTTCTGAAGCCGGACAACCATGCAAGACCAACGAGGAGGGACAGAAGAAATGACCAGGAAACGCAAGGTCAACTACTATGCGTTCCACGCCGGAACGGGGACACTCATCGACGCAGCCGATGGCACGTTCGTCTTCAGCGACGAGAACTTCACCGAAGACGAACTGGATGCCCTGGAACAGGGTGACGCGGAGGTAGCGAAGGGCGCAGGAGTGAGCCTGATGACGCTCGTACGCCTCTACGAGAGGAAGTGCGCCGAGGAAACCGCCAGGGCGAGGAAGAAACGGAAGAAGGGTAAGTGATGCACACCGGGATTCTTCTAGCTGTTGAGGCCGTAGACGTGGATGAAGCATTCGACCTGATCGAGGAGTTCAATAGCATTTACGCCGACTGGTCGGATTGGAACGAAGCATGGGGCAGGTGGAAGAGTGATTTCCCCAACGGAGCACTGTGCCACCGGGACAACCCCGATAAGTTTATGTCTTTCATTGACCAGTATCGTGCGTACACCATGAACGCAATGTACGAAGATCTCCAGCGCGTCGGTTCTTTGACCGTGTGGGAACTGGTGATGCTGAAAGCCAACCGATCCGGCGATGGATTCGATGACCCTGCAATGGTCAACGCCACCCGGAAGTTGGGCAAAGATGGAACTGCCTCTAGTCAATCCGCCCACAATGAGGACTTTCTCAATGTCTACAGAACGACAAGTCTGCTCGAACTTGTATCGGGGGATTTCACTAGCGGACAACACTTCTTTGACGTAACCGCCCACACTCCGAACAAGGATGCAGTGCTGAAACGAGTTGCACAGAGATCGGAAGACCAGTGGCTCATCGTATGGGATTACCACTACTAATGACCTGGCACATCATTCACTCAGAACACTGGGCAGGAAGCACTCACCTGCTCGATACACGCATCGACGCAATGTACGCCTATGACGATCTACACGGTGCTCGACACGTCACCAGCGATGATGATGCCGGGGAAGTGTGTTTCGAGCTGCCGGATGAACGCATTGTCTGGTTGACGAGCACCGACCTCGAGTTTGTCTGGCCTTTCGATGACGATTGCCTGCGAACTGACAGCCCATGCCAGCGTGACTACTCGTGGTCACAGATCGCAGAACTGAACCACGAACGGCAGGTCAATACCTTTGGCTGGTGCAGTTGCGAAACAGATGAACCGCCATACAATGATTGTCCTATCAAGGAGGAAGGCAATGCCTGAGTTAGTCCATGTCCACAAGAACGTCTACACGCTCGATGAACTAGCACCCGGTGCTCGACGCAAGGCGTTAGAAATCCTGACTCAACAGATGTGGGAAATGTTCCCTAACGAACTGATTGACGAGATGATCTACGAAATGTTCTGTAAGAAAGCTGGTCGGTTAGATTTAGCAGACGGAAATCAAGTCAAGAACATTCAGAAACTTGGACTTCGCATTGGCTGGTCGGTGTCCTACACGCAGAGTGATTGTGTCGAACTGACTGGGAAGATTCGCATTGAAGACTTCCCCGGTTTCAGCACCTATGGCCCGATCTCGTGGCCGCGAAATGTCCCCATGATTGAAGTCTCGAGGGGTCGACTCACTGCACAGGAGTACGACCAAGAGGCCACAGATCGCATCGCTGATGGTGTTGACAACTACTCGAAAGAGTGGACTCAGTCA